AATACCGCACATACATCTTCTGGATCGACTCCCATCAGTTCCAATGCTGATTCGGCAAAGTGGGACTTGGTTGTTGACGCTGCCTCTGCCGCCGCCTCTGCCGCCGCTGCAGCCGCTAGTGCAACATCTTCTGCCGCTTCTGCCGCTCTAGCTAACGACTGGGCTACTAAGACATCCGGCCCTGTAGCTGGCGGAGAATACTCTGCCAAGTATCATGCGAGTGCTGCATCAACATCTGCATCAAACGCCTCTACATCGGCTTCTAATGCGGCTACAAGTGCTATCAATGCTAGCAATGCTCAGACGGCTGCGGAAGCTGCCAGAGATGCTACATTGGCTGCTTATGACAGCTTTGATGACCGCTACCTCGGTTCAAAGTCCAGCAATCCTACGGTAGATAATGACGGGAACGCTTTGGTTGCTGGCGCGTTGTATTTCAATACGACCGTTCCAGAGATGCGTCTCTACACCGGATCGGCTTGGGTAGCTGCCTATGTCAGCGGCGCATCCTATCTCCTGACATCCAACAATCTCAGTGAACTTGCGGCTACTGCGGCAACGGCTCGGACCAATCTTGGTCTTGGCTCGATTGCTACTCAGGCTGCAAGTGGCGTGGCTATTACTGGTGGCTCGGTCAACGGCACAACGGTTGGTGCATCTACGGCTTCGACAGGTGCGTTTACCACATTGTCTGCATCTGGAACTACTTCATCAATCGCAGCAGTATTAACTAATGCTGCTGAACCGACAACTGTTTCTGCAACTGCGGCAACAGGAACGGTTAATTTTGATGTAACAACTCAATCTGTTCTTTATTATACAACAAATGCGTCAGCCAACTGGACATTAAATATTCGTGCAAATTCAAGCACTTTATTAAATACTTTAATGTCAACTGGTCAAACAATTACAATCGCATTTATGGTCACACAGGGCTCTACTGCTTATTATGCTTCTGCATTGACAATAGATGGTTCATCTGTAACTCCTAAATATCAAGGTGGAACAGCATGGTCATCGGGAAATGCTAGTGGAATTGATGTGTATGTTTATACTATAACTAAAACTGCAAACGCTACTTTTACGGTTTTGGCTTCACAGACCCAATTTAAGTGAGAAGTTAATGCCACTTTTAATAACATCAGGGGCAATATCTGTTAAAGGATTCGGGTTCACATCCCGAAAAGGTGTCATTACTGCCAACTACCTTGTTGTTGCTGGTGGAGGTTCTGGTGGCGAAGGTGGTGGCGGCGCGGGTGGTTTTAGAACTTCTGCTGGAACTAGCGGCGGCGGGGCTGCGGCAGAATCAAGTTTAATTTTTGTTTCTGGAACAACTTATACAATTACCGTAGGTGCTGGTGGTCCCGGTGGGTTTGTTGGGGACGGAAGTAATACTGGAGGCAACGGTTCTAATTCTTCTATTAGCGGCACTGGTTTAACAACTGTCACATCCACTGGTGGCGGGACAGGTGGAACAACATCTGCTTCATCATCGCCTGCTTATCTTGCCACGAGCGGAGGTTCTGGTGGCGGCGGTGGCGGCAGTGGTGCCTCAACAACAGGAGCCTCTGGAACTTCCAATCAAGGATACGCAGGCGGAAATAATTTTGCTCAAGCAACATATTTTCCTTGCGGCGGCGGTGGCGGTGCTGGTTCGGTAGGAGCAAATGCAGCTTCTAACACAGGTGGCAATGGTGGCGTGGGTGTTGCAAGCACAATTACAGGCTCATCTGTAACTTATGCTGGTGGTGGCGGCGGTTCAGTTTCATCTGGAACAGCAAGCGGAACAGGCGGCTCTGGTGGTGGCGGTAATGGTGCTAATGCTTCAACTGCTTCTACTGCTGGTTCTGCCAACACGGGCGGCGGTGGCGGTGGCGTAAGGGACACTGGCGGCGGCACAAGTGGTGCAGGCGGCTCTGGCGTTGTTATTCTTTCTATACCAACATCAAAATACACTGGCACGACTACAGGCTCACCGACTGTTACAACATCCGGTAGTAATACAATTCTTAAATTTACTTCTTCTGGTTCTTACACAGCTTAAGGGGACGCGATGTCACACTTTGCTCACGTTCAAAACGGAATAGTCGATCAGGTCATTGTTGCAGAACAAGATTTTATCAACTCAGGTGCAGTTGGCCCCGCTAACGAGTGGGTGCAAACATCATACAACACACGCGGCAACGTGCATTACGGTCAGGACGGTCAGCCTGATGGTGGTGTTGCTTTGCGCGGAAACTATGCGGGCGTTGGTTACACATACGACTCACAGAACGATGTGTTTTATGCACCTCAACCATTTCCGTCTTGGACACTCAATCAATCAACTTGGTTATGGGAACCGCCTGTACCTTATCCCACAGACGGCAAATTCTATACTTGGGATGAAGCAACAACGTCATGGGTAGTTTTCAATGTTGCTTAAACTTACGAACGTTACAGAAGGGCGGTTTGGTGATAAGTTAATCATCAACTCTGAATATATTATTTCGTTTTTTGAAACAAAAAATAAAGATGGTAAGAATATAACTATTGCCTATGGATTAAATAATAATTCATGGGAAGTTAAAGAATCTATAGATGAAATTATGAAAAATATTTATTTAAATCATAAACCGAATAAATCTCAAGCAGCATAATAGGTGATGCTATGGCAGACGATCTGAACCAACAAATCGGTAGGTTAGAGGCTCAGGTCGAAAATCTCCATAGAGATATGACAGAACTTAAGGCCGAGATTAAATCAATAGCGGCTGCCATGAACAGATGGAAGGGCGCTGGGGCTCTGCTTGCTTTGATCGGGGTTGTGTTCGGGTTCTTCGTTGACTTGGTCTTTTAAGCGTTAGGTCGATGAATGGACCCGATCACGCTCATAGCCGGGGCTACGGCGGCCTATAATGGGCTCAAGAGTGCCATTGCTGCCGGTAAAGAAATCCAAGAACTTGCCCAAGACCTCGGCTCCTTATGGACCGCTGTAGGCCAGCTAACACAGCTTGCTGCCACGCCTCCCAAGAAGGGTCTGTTCTCTAATCCAGCCGACATCGAACGTCAGGCTATGGAGCGTTACGCTGCCAAGGCAAAAGCCTTCAAGATGCAAGAGGAAATCAAGAACCTTTTCATCTCAATCTATGGCATCAATGCCTATGAATCAGTGCAGCGGGAAGTTATTGAAATCCGCAAGGAAGTTGACCGCGCTCACCGTGAGGAAGAACGTCTTGCTGCCGAGCGTATGGCTGAGATAAAAGATGCCGCAGGGTTATTTGCAATCGTGATGGGACTGATAGGGGCAATTGCCATAGTCGGTATTCTCCTGATGATTAAATTGAACCATTAACGGGGTTTCAATATGGATATTCTAAAGACATTCGGACCACTAATAGGGTCAGTCGCGCCTACCATTGCAACGGCTCTCGGTGGGCCTGTCGCCGGTATGGCAGTCAAAGCCTTGTCTGGTGCATTGTTTGGCCATGAGGATGCCTCTCAGGACGAAATCCAAGCGGCTCTTGCTAATCCTACGGCTGACCAGTTGGCTGCCATCAAAAAGATTGATGCTGATTTCAAGGTTCAGATGAAATCGCTCGACATTGATCTTGAACGTATCGCCGCATCTGACCGTGACAGTGCCAGAAACTATGCCATCCTTACCCATGATCTTACGCCGCGAATCATTGCTATACTTGTGATTGCAGCTTGGGTAGTCGTGCAATGGTTCTTGCTCCATAACATTATTCCTGACGCAATGCGGGAATTGATAGCCAGAGTATTAGGAACATTAGACGGTGCTCTGATGCTCGTCCTATCCTATTACTTCGGTTCGGCTCACAAGCACTCAGGCCAGTAATATGAAAGATAATTTTGACTCAGCGTTCAAGCATTTGCTTAAGCACGAGGGCGGCTACGTTAATCACCCGAAAGACCCCGGTGGTCGGACAAACCTTGGTGTCACACAACGTGCATGGGAAGAATATAAGGGTGTGCCTGTAGATGAACAGGAAATGCGCTCATTGACTCCTGACCTTGTGAAACCATTCTATCGGACGCGCTACTGGAACCTTATTCGTGGCGATGAGTTGCCGTCTGGTGTGGACTACTGCGCCTTTGACGTAGCTGTTAACTCAGGTGTCGGTCGAGCAGTCCGGTTTCTACAACTGGCATCCGGTGTGGTAGCTGATGGCATCATTGGTGGCGGAACAATGAACGCTATTGCCAAGGTTGATCCTAAAGAACTCGTCCAGAAGATATGTCAGGAACGCCGTGAGTTCCTTCATCGCCTAGCAACCTTTGACACTTTTGGTAATGGCTGGATGCGGCGAGTCTCAGAGGTCGAGCGCGTAGCATTGGAAATGGCAGATGACAATAAAAAGAATATCTAAAGAAGTAGCCGAAGAAACCGTTAAAGTTTGGTATGAAAACAGATGCAACTACGTTCTAGGTGCTCGCAAACAAAAGATACCAAGAAGCACATTTCAAAGCCGCGTTAACGCAGCAAAGACTTTCTATCCTGAACTATTTATCGAAGGTAATAATAAGCCTATCCATGAGTGGACCTATCCTCAGTCCCATGAGATTGAGTTAGACGACTGCCAAATCCTGATCGGCTCAGACGCTCATATCTGGCCAGACAATGAAACGCTTATGATGAAGGCGTTCGCTGTAGTCAGCAAGCAGATCAAGCCTCAGATTATTGTTCTCAATGGTGACATCATCGACGGTGCTAGAGTCAGCCGTCATGGTGGCTTGCTCGGACAAAATGCGCCGAAGGTTACCAAGGAAATTGAGTCGGCTCAGACTTGGATTGATACGCTATACAAGTCTAAACACCGTATCTGGACGATGGGCAATCATGACCAACGAGTTGATAACTACCTCGCTAATAATGCACCAGAACTGGATGACTACGCTGGGCGGCTTTCTGATCGGTTTAGTGATTGGACTTTCTGCTGGTCGGTTCGGATCAACTCGGTTGAAATACGCCATCGCTTTAGAAGTGGTATTCACGCTGGTTGGAATAGTGCTCTGCACTCTGGCATCTCAACTGTTACTGGACATACTCATCAGCTTCAGGTGACGGCTGTGCGTAACCGTAACGGCTCTCACTGGGGCATCGAAGACGGTATGCTCGGTGATCCAATGCACAAGGCATTTGAATACGCAGAAGGTGCAGTAAGCAGAGCGCAACCGGGCTTTGTCTTAGTCACCTTCCGCGAAGGAATTATGATGCCGCCTGAAACCTGTGAACTGATTGATGGTCGTCCAGTGTTCAGAGCAGACTACGTTCTTTAAGGAAAATCTATATCATCCATAATAGCTTGCTCTATCTTCTCATTCCATTTCTTCCCGGACCAGATTTCCTGATACATCGCATCAACTAATTCTTTATCAGGATCAACTGTATCGCCATCCATTGTATAGATAGTTACATTATGGATTGAGTCGTATTTATAGTCTTCAATTTCCCATCTACCAAACTCATCATAGAATGCTTCATATTCAAATATAACCATGCAATCGGCAGAGTATTTCTCCATGCCGACAAAGAACTCTACTTCTTCAAACTCAACCCATACGGTTCCATAAGCGTTTCTCATTTCTGCCTCATCATTTTGGTTTATTGCAAACAATAAATTCTGTTACGTTAGAATCTGGTTCCCATACAGTCCATATAAAATCCATTGTTGGTGATGATTTTGTAATCCTTTCATCAAATTGTGGTCTCCAATTTAAGCATAATATCTTAGATGGTTTTCTTCTATAAAATAATTCAGTTCGTCTAGATGAGTGCCAATATGTAGATTTTAATAACATTGCTGCATAAGGATACATTGTCGCCTTTTTAATAAATTCAACAGATAAATTAAATGGCGGATTTGTTACACAAGCATCAACATCTAACATTTTATTTGTAAGAAAATCGTTACCGGTTTTAATGTCTGTTCCAATAACATTACTAAATCTAGTTCTTAAAACATTTACCATATGGTTTTGGCCGCAAGCTGGCTCCCATATTTTTAATTCATTCGGCCATTTTATTTGTTGTAATAATGCAAATGTAACTTCATGCGGAGTTGGGTAATAATCTAATTCTTTTCTATTTGATCCACTTCCAATAATTGTTGATCCTTTAAGTGACATTATTTCTGCCTCATTAACCTTTTTGTGAACGATAATAAGAGGTCGTGGTGCGAACCACCATGCCAATGTTTGCTGATGTATTTAATATTGTCAAACCATTTCTTCTGAGACTCTGGATGACAACCAATCAAACCGACTCGTCCTTGGATGATCGCCATCGGATCGCCATTAGAATATCTTGCTATGATCTGGCAACGTCCCTCACCTTCGAACGTGCAACCGTCATAGAAGAACATCTTAGTCTTCTTGTTCAGCCAATCGACTTCAGTGACTGTCGAGAATGATCGTCTGACATCGGCATTCGGACGGGTGATATACTGTGTTGGTTCAAGGCCGTTAAGCAAGTCAAAATAATCTCGTCCAGCCCAGTAAGCGCCCATACATATTCCGAGATATTTTCCCCCTCTTCGAAGAAAATCTTCAATTTGGTTTCCTTCTCTGCGTTTGAAGAAATCGTAATAACGCCGTGCATCCCCGATACCACCGGGAAACGCAACGATGTCTGAGTCTGCGAGTGTATCTTCTGTGAATTCTGTCTCATCAAATGTCCTTATTATGAACTCACCTGACAATGCCTCTATCATCCCATCAACACAGTCTTGGGAACATTCTGGATCATGACGGAAGATAGATATTACAGGCTTCATAAATAGTCCGGTCTAATCCCAAGTCCTGTGACAGCTATTTCCCAAATGTCAGCTAGCTTCTGTGTGTCATCATTCGTATTTTCTACACAATCCATGACACGGTGCAATGCCTCACCATATCTATCTATAGTCTTTAATAGCCTCTCGTTCTGTTTCCTGAGTGCTATTAAATTGTCGAGTGTTATCTGGTCTGCATGACGTTCCATCATTTCATCCTCATATTTGCTATCATTGTGACAATTATAGCGACTGTGAATGTTAATCCATAAATCGCTACAATCATTCCAAGAGTGTGGTCCTCATTCATTTCTTAATCTGGTCAGCTAGATTGTTCTCGACTTCTTTAAGCCGTGTCATCTCTACAATCTCTGCAACTTTATCTTCTGAAAATTGCCCAGCAAACGCCGTGTAATTGATAAGATCAACCCATGAGTCCTTATGGTTCCTATTGTTGACCAAGCGGCTCATCTTAACAGCCATCATAATCACTGATACATCATAGGTCGTAATTGTCTTATTCAGTAGCAATGATGCTAGGCTTGCTATCCGAACAAATGACGCACTCGCATCACCATATTCATTATGACGTTGTTCTAATATACGTTGTGATGTCGAGAGGATTTCTTTGTGGTGCATTGTCTTTTTCCTGTTGTCGTCTCTGATCGAGGGCGCTTCGTCCCGCTGGTGGTTTGCCAAGAATGTTAACATTTGGATCGTCCGTTCTTTCTCTTATTATCCTTGCTTGTTGCTGTCTGAATTGCTGATCGTTTTCCTTGTTAAGATTTATCCTTTCATTAGCAATCGTATGGTGAGAGTCCATTCGTTTTTGTGATGCTACTATTTCAACCACTTGCTCCCTCGTTACACCAAATTTATCAGCAGTCCTTTGATAATGGTTGCCAACCTTAAAGTGATTTAAGATCGCTGTTCTTATTCCTTTGTCCATCTCTTGACTACCGTTCCGTCTAACTTCCGTTTCAGCCCACTCGATTTCCCGAATGGGAGAGGCTGTCTCGTGACTTTACCACGTAAGTGAAAAGCGCGTTGCCGTTTGGCCTTAGCCACCCTGCCAACATCTGCTTTTGTCTTTTGTCGATGGCAGGACTTGTGTGCCAAAGCAAGGTTATCACCGGCATCTTCCCCACCGAGCGCGATTGGTATGATGTGTTCGATTTCCCAGTCTTCGCCCACCAAGATTTTACCTTGGCAAATATGACAGACTCCCTGTCGCTCATTAAATAACTCCGCTCTAAACTTACGCGATTTAGTCTTTCTTACAGGCGCATCTCTGCCCGTGTCGTCGCCTCTGATGACTGTCTTTCTGAGAAGCGCATCCTGATCCACTCCATCTTCACCTTGA